GTTGCTGCCGCCGCGCCGGTTGCCAGCCCCATCGTTGCACCCCAGGCACCCAGCGAGGCACCAGCCGTGAAGAATGCTGCCACCAGCGCCACCGCGCCGACAACAATCTGCAGCGCACCGCCGCTTTTGCGCCCTTCGATAACTGGCATCATGCGGTACTCTTCCGCGCCGCCCGACATATCAAATTCCGCCAGGCCGATATTGTTGCTGCCGCACCAGAAGGTGAAGCGCACACCATTGAGGTGAGCGTTAGACATGTACTTTTTGAATCCCGGCACGGTGGCGCACATGGCGCGCAGCATCTCGCGCAGGTCAGCAACGTGGTAGCGGTGTGTTTTGCCAAATTTCTTGCCCGCCGAGCCGCCGAGCGTCAGTGTTTTAAGCATCCATTAACTCCTTCCGGCGCACGACGCGCACCGTCCGATCCCGGTAGTATTTTCCGTACGGCACCCGCGCCGACAGGTTGCCGAAGGCGTGGTGCAGAATGATGTTGTCGCCAAGATATATGGCGGCGTGGTTAGTAACCGGCGCACTGACCTGCATCATCACCATATCGCCGGTCCGCATTTCCTCGCGCGGCACTTCGACGAACCCTTCAGTCTGCCAGTTGTCGTCGTAGCGGTTTTCTTTGCCGTCTTTCCACCACTCGTAATCCACCGACCAGCTATTCAGCGCCAGCCCGTGCTGCTGCCGGTAATAATCCATAACCAGCGTCCAGCAGTCGGCGTGACCTAATACCCAGCGCCGCCCGGCCAGTTCCCGAGCGCCGCGTGGCGAAAGCGTGCAAAAATCGCCGTCCGGCCACGACATGATCCCCCATTCCACACCTGAGTGATCGCACTGGATGCGGTCAACCTCTGACGGCACCAGCTGAACAACGTCCGGGTGAGAATGGATGATCATCAGCACCTCGCCCCGCGCTTCCGCCGCGGCGTAATCGTCCGGCGCCAGGGTAAAACTTTCGGTCGGCGTGTCGGAGATGTTCCTGCACGGCAGGTACTCCTGCGCCCGGCCAATCTGTACCACCACGCCGCAGGCCTCGTTGGGATATTCTGCCTGAACGTGCGCCGTGATGGCGTCCATGATTTTTTTCCGCATTACTATCTCCCCTGAAGGTTTGCTGCAGGAAAGCCGCCGAACGGTAATGGCTGATCTGCACCGAATCGTAACTTGCAGTCGCTGAGACGGCCGCCGCACACGTCCAGCGCCGGGTTATCTGTCGGCGTACCGTCTTTCAGGAAATAGCGCGTGCCGTTGTAGTCGCAGCCCGTGCCCGTGCGGTACCAGCCGCGCATACACCAGGTGCAAACCGGCGTGATTTGCCGGGAGGGTAATTGCAGGCTCTGCACGTCGAACGGCGAGCACAACTCAAAATCTACCTGAGTACGGGTTTCGGTGGCTTTGGCGTTTACATAAAAAAGCTGCACGCGCTCTTCCGTCGGCTGCGCGCTGGCATTGCCAGCCGTCCAGTTCGCCGCGTCAAGATAACGGGCAAGCGTCGTGTGAACCTTTACCTTTGCCTTAACCAGGTCGTCATACTGCAGGCACAGCGCGGTGACGTAGTTCCCGACGTTACCCACGGAAAGCGTCGGCGTCGGCTGCGATCCGGTGCTGGAAAGCTCCAGCCCTTTCAGCTCATACGGATAAGGCTCGTACTCGTTGCCCTGCCAGATAATCGACGGCAGATTATCAGCGGCAAACGAGGCCCAGCCTTCTGAACTGATATTGTGCGCGTGAAAGCGCAGAATGTTGTCCAGGCCAAAAGCGGTGCCGTCAATCTCCAGCAGCTGGATAAGCTGGCCCGGTTCCAGCTGCTGTATGTCCTGTGTGAAGCTCATATTCAGCCCATAAAAAAGGGCCGCCTGAGCGACCCGGTTACCGGAAAGAAGAGTTAAGGCGCAAAGGCCTGTTCGAATGTGAATGACAGCTCAACGTAACTCTCGGTCATCCACTTTGTGGCTATCGAGTCCGATTTTACGCGGTAAAGGTGTTTTTCACCCCAGGGGTTTGTCCACCAGAAAGAGGTAATAACGTGAGCTTTCAGAAAGGCTCTGACCGGCGCTATGTCGCTGACATTATCCTGCCGGCTGAGGCTCCAGCTTTCCATTGCGGTATTGATCCCGGCGCTGGCCACCTGTTTGTAACCGTCACCAAACTGAGCCCGCATTGTCGCTACATTCAACGCTTCATTACCACCCACAAGAACGCCCCAGGTAAAAGTGTCTGTTGCCATTACCCTCTCCCACCGTTGTAGAGGTTTCCGCCAGGCGACATTGCTTTTTTAGCCCAGTCATTAATTGTCTGAGTAATCATGCTTTGTAGCATTTTTGCGCTGGCGGCTGTGTTCGCGGTATTTACCGATCCGGTATCACTGGAATTCTGCACGATACTTACCGGAGCGTTTACGGTAACACCTGTGCCGCCTCCTCCGCCGTTACTGACCATCCTCACACCCAGCGATCCATCCGATCCGCGCGCCAACGGCATGATTGCCTCTGGCCCCGCCTCACCGAAGACGCCAGCGCCTTTTGCGAAGGCGAAGAACTGCGGCGAGTCATAAACTCCATTGCGGTAATCGCTAATGGAATTCCCGCCCGGCACGCCACCCTTCGCGTAAGCTCTGAAGCTGGTGCTCATTCCCAAGGCGCCAGTAGAACCCGATGATGGAGATGCCGCTGCGCCAGATGCACCAGAAACCCCCGCACTGAACAAGCTGCCTACCAGCCCGGTAATGGCCTGTCGGGCTGCAATGCGCGCCAGATCGGAAATCACAGAGTTGGCAAAATCACGGAACGACGCTTTACCGCTGACAGCAAAGTTAACCAGCGCATCTTCCATACCGCTGAACGCATTACTGAACAGCTGCTGAGACATTGCTGACACGTTGGCTGCGCTGTCCTGGTATTCCTGCCAGGCACGCGATGCGCCGGCGGTAAAAGAACGGCGAGAAGCGTTCATCCTCTCCATGTGAGAATCGTAATTGCTCAATTCAGTAGAGAGCGCCTGCCGCTGCAGCTCGATCTCCTGGTCAATCTCTTCGCGGGCAATATCGCTGGTGGCCGAGGCGCGTTGCTGCCTCAGCTGCGTGATTTTGTCGTTATAGGATTGCTCAAGGGACAGGCGCTGCGTGTATTGCTGCTGATCGTACTGACTCATACCACCGGAAGAGAAAAGTTCCTCGGTCGAATACTGGCTTTGCCGGTTGGCAATGGTGCGGTTAATGTTAGCCCTCGCCTTATCCAGCGCCAGCAGCTTCTCACGACTCTGAATTTCTTTCTCAATGGCCGCATTCTGCTGCAGCTGCGCCGTGATGCGATCGGAACTGGCCAGGAGCGACTTCTGGTCAGCGGTCAGCGTTTGTTTACTCTTGATATCCGCCAGCTGCTGCTCCCACTTAATCAGAGCCTGCTGCTGCGTACCAATTTTGTCGCCTGTGTCTGCCTGACTGAGCAGTACCTGTTGCTGCTGTCGCAGCTGGTCGAGCATGCGCGTGCCAGCATCTTCGGTGTAAGCCTTTCCTTTGGGCTGTCTTGGATCCTTATACATCTCATTAATGCGGGAGATGTTGTTGGCATATTGTTCCTGAGTAATGGCGCCAGCTTTAAGGAAGTCACTCTGCTGCTGGATAGCCTTCACACGCCGCTGGGAGTTAGTAATGTACTGCTGATTAACCTTGTCAGCTTCCTGCTGGGTTTTTATGGCCTTGTCTTGCCGCCCCTGATAATCGGAGATTGCGTTGTTTAAGACGTCCTGAGTGGTAATTTGGCTTTTCAGGGTGGCTATTTTCTGCTCCATATCGCCGATATTGTAGCCGTTCGCGTTTGCCGTAAACCTATTCCACAGTCCACCTTCCGCTTGGCGCTGGCGGGCATCAGCAAGACTGGCTTCCAAGTTAGCAAGTTGCGCCTCTGGTGTTTGCTGCCTGCCAATATCGAGCATTGCATCCCAAGCGCCTTTAGCTGCCCCAGTAAGAGAATTCCAAGCCCTCTCCAGGCTACCTAAGTTCTTTTCAATATCACTGGAGCGTTGAATCATTGTATTCGCATAGGCTTCCGTGGCGACCCTGGTAGCCTCCTGTTGATTACCTTCTTCCTGTAAGGCTTTTATTTGGTTATAGGTTGAAACAGTAAGGAAGTGATATTGATCATTCAGTTTGCTAACTGCTTCAAGTGGGCTATCTGCTATTTTTTCAAAGGAAGAAACCATTCCTTCGGCGGACTGGCCCGTAGCTTTGCTCATACTAACGATAGAGTCTGTGACCAGCGCAATTGACCCTGATGCTATTTTACCTGACGCAGCTATCTGATTGAGCACGGCTGCTGCATTACCTACAGTGGCACCAGTAAATTTTGATACCTGCTCAGCCATCTGACCAAGCTCACCGGAAGTTATTCCTAGTATATTTCCATTCAATATAAGAGACTTAGTGAAAGCATTCCCTTCCTGAGCTCCCTTATTATAAGCAAAAGCCAAAATACTAAGGGTTGCCGCTGCTGAGGCGGCTGGAGTCGCTAAACCTGCCAAATATGTCCCCAGCCCTCTTACTGCCGGGCCTATGCCACCGAACATGTCTTTCAATTGCCCGCCTTGTTGCAGAAAAACCTGGAAAGGATTCTGTCCTGCTTGCAGGCTTACAATGATGTCAGTAAATTGCGCAGGAACCATTCTCAGATTATTAGCCATCTGCTTAGACGTCATGCCGGTTCTTTTCAGTTGTTCATCAAAACCCGTAAGCCTTGAACGTGTTTCCTCTATTTTTTTGGAATATTCGAGAAAGGTATCGCTATCAACAATTCCTAATGATTTAAACTTTGCAAGCTGTTGCTGATGATCATCTAATTTATCCAGCGCAGAGCTTACAGGGTCTATTTGCGCCCGAAGCTTGGCAAACGCTTTCGCTTGGTCTTCCGTTGATTTCGTAGCCCCTGACAGCCCTTTAATCACATCTTCACGATATTTTGCACCAGCTTTGAATGAGCCATTTAGGTCTTTAGACGCGCCACTTAGTTCTTCCGCCGACAATGTGGCTTCTTGACCGGCCTGGGAAATCCGCGCTAAAGCCCCTGCTAAACCTTCTGCATTGCGCTGTGCGCCTGTGCTGTCGATGACAATCGCAAGGCGTGATTGTTGTTCTGCCATGTTATCTCCAGGCATAAAAAAACCCCGCCAGAGCGAGGTTTAGAGGATGATTTTTTGGTTCAGGGACTTACGCCATACTTAGACTTAAAGTCGGCTTCCATTTTTTCGCACGCGCCAGCTATGAATCTTTTTTCCGCATCACTATTCGATTTTTTCTCATGAGTAGACCAGCAATAGTCAATTGCATCTCTCTTACTGGCTTTCTCTTTCGCTTCTGGTGACTGGTCGCATCCGGAGATAAACATCGCAGCCATTGCCATTAAAAACCATTTACTCACATCCATGCCCCATCAGTAACAAGATAGGACTAATCCTAAAGAAGATCTGATGCAATGGGAAGTAATGCTAACTGGTTTTTGCCTGCTGACGCTCCCATTCTTCCCGGTCTGCATCGTCCAGGGCGAAGATAGCAGCCTCTAATTCGTCTGCGTCGATCTGTAACGGCTTTTGTCGCAAGTAGGCGCTGATATCTTCCAGGCTGACAGGTAGCGGCGTGGCTGCCATCCCGGCGTATTTCCGGCTACGGGTAATGACGGCGTAGGCGCTGAGTATCTCAGTGCAAACGCCATCTATATCAGGCTCAGGGATTGGCGGAAGCCCTAACCTTTCTCTGCGCCAGCGGGCCTTTTCACCTTTTTCTCCGGCGAATTCCCTGAGCCATTTTTGGCTGGCGAGGACTTTCCCACCGTTTCCTTCGTCTGCTCTTCTTTACCGGCAGCGATATCGGATGCGGTGCTAAGCACGGCCCAGTACAGCTCGGGATGTTGCAGCAACAGCGCTTTGCCTTTCTCTGGCGAGTAGGCAATAGCCTTTTCCATGCCGTTCTCATCTGCTTCCCCAACGCCTTCCCAGTCCAGCAGCAGGTGCTGAGCCACGGAATCAATCAGCAGATCGTCGGATACGTCGCTCACGTCCACTTCGGCAGGGTTAAATTCCACGGTGCCGACCTTAAAGCGTGCATCGAGCTTGTCGATATGGCGACGTACCATTGCGTTATGCGAGCGAAACGCCGGGTTGCTGATGGAACCAACCTTCAGCTTCAGGCCTTCCATAGGCTCAATCCAGCGCTCTGAATTGGCATCAAATTTTGGTGTTTTCAGGATCAGCATGTTTATCTCTGATGAAAACCCGCCACTCTGGGCGGGTTATTAGATTAAGGAGCGGTGGCCGTAATCGCCGTGGTTGCCGTGTAAGAGCGAGCTTTGGCAGTGATGGTCGCGGAGCCCTCTTTCACCCGCGTTACCTGAGCCGTTTTCTGGCCGGTAGACGTGACCGTTGCCACTGACGGATCGGA